GTGCCGCCGTTCGCGTAAGCGCTGGCAATCTGGTCAAGCAGTTCTGTCTGAAGGCGGGCTTGTTCAAGCTGCGCGCTCATAGCTTCCAGGACAGGGTTTGCACCAACGCCGATGACGTTTGATAGGCCTTCGAGTTTGCGAAGATCGGTGCCGGTGGCTTCCATGCCTTTAGCGGCTTCGCCCTTCAGAGCACGCTGGCGCACGATTTCCTGAACGTCCTTATCGGAGCCCATATCATTGAGGCCGGTATACATGCCGGCGGCCTTGACCCATTGACCGCGCTTCCATAGCTCAGAAATAACGCTATCCGCGTTGCCTCCCCACGCGCCGCCCTTTTCAAGGTATTTTTCGGTTGAAGCGGTCTTCTGTTCCTCCGCTAGTTTCTTCTCTTTCTCGGTCGCATCGTCCGCAGCATTTTGACGGGCTAAGGCAACGTCACCGGCAGAGAGAAGTTTAGACTCCCCTTTTTCTGCAAATGCAATGGCGTCTGCGACCTGCTGGCGGTTCTTATCGATGGCGCCCTGGATGAAGTTCAACGCGGCATTAAAAAGAACAAGCGGAGCCGTAAAGGCTAGGAAGACGTCCTTGAAGCCGGTGCTAAATTTCTTTTGAACATCCTCGACCTGCTTGCCCATGCTTACCGTCGCCGACTTAGCCTTATCCATCGCCTGGGGGACGTCGGAGGTCGTCTTGATGTTAACTGTCAGATCTTGGGCCATCGGGTTCGGGTTCTACCTTTGCAGGGTTGGCAACCGGCTTAAAGGTTCCCGCCTTCTCAAGCCCGTCGAGCATCTCCTCCTCTTCAGTCGAAAGCACGTTTAGATCGGCGCCCTTATTGATGGCAAAAGCGGAGTTCATCCAGATTGCTTGGCACTCCGGCATCTCCCACGCCCGCTTTTCCTCGATACCGTTTGCGATTAGGTTACTGACGACCGAGAGAGGCCATGGGACGCCCTTACCATTGGAAGAGGTCTTCTTATCGTTTTGCCAGAATTTAGGCCAATGGGAAACCAGTGTATAGTCAGCGAAGAGTTTAAGCTGCCTCTGATACTCGGGAGGATTGGTCGCAAGTCGCAGCAGGCGCCAGCGCTCAATCGGGTTGAATCTTCCGACAGGCGATTCCGAGCAGACGTTGACCGCAAAGAGCAGGTCTTCCGGGCCGACTATTCCACCTTTGACCAGGGGAGAATCAAAGGCCGTAAGCCATACGCGATACTTCAGGCACCAAGGATACAGGGTTTTCCCGAGAATCCGTATTTTCGACGGATCAGAGTAAGCCTTAAGAAACCTGCTATCCATGACTTCACTTTCCCCCTGCGGGGCAGGAAGTCAATTAGGCACCTTCGTAAGAGACGCAAGTCACCGAAATCATCGTCCAACCCTTGTTAGAGCCCTTATCGTCTACTTTCGTTACTGTTCCCTCATAGCTCGTCGAAGCGGTTCCAAACGGATAGCCGGAGGCAGTGTTCACGTCAAAGGTCAGGGTATCTCCGAGCTGCGGGATGGCAGTCGTGACAGCGATACCTTCGATGGTCAGCTCGGTTTTGCGATCGTCCATCCGATGAGTGACCGTGATTCCAGTCTCATCCTGGGCAGTAGAATCAGCATTAAAACTGGCCGAAGACGAGTAGGACTGGACCAGCAAATTGCTGACGGTGCCGTCTAGGCCATAAATTAGGGCGGTGCCTACGGTAACAGAAGCCATTTGTATTTGCCGAGATTGGCAACCTTAAGCGGCCGGAGGAAGGACGACGAGAATGTCGTACGAAAAGGCGGTCGCCCAGGAGCGTTCAGAGATTCCTTCGTCTTCGGACATAGGGCTTACGTCGTAGCATGTAGCATCGCCACTAGTAACGAATCCTGCCTTGATAGCGGTCAAATCTTGCATGGCTCCCGAGACCGCGGCGCAGCGGGAACGGTGCTGAGACAAGGTTGTGTCATCAGCATTCGAGAATACAGTGATACGGACGCCACAGTTATAATTTCCAAGGCCCTCAGGAAGGCCAGCGGGGGCCCGGGCTGAATCGCAGACGACGATGGCTTTAGGCAGAATGTTAGTCTCGGCACTGTCGCCCGTGTAGATCGCAACGCCGGCAAGGCCAGTCTCTGCGGTTAGGTAGGTATCGAGGACGCCTTCGACGATGTGGCGGATGCTTTTAGTTCCCATGGTTATTTATTGTTAAATTTATCGACGCGCGCCTGGATGCGGTAGCGCATGGCTGCAGGCATCTGCTTGACGCGGTTGCCGTAAACTAGGCCGAGGACTCCTGCTTCATCGGCAATATTGTTCACGTTCCCGAGCGTGTTGGTCACGGAGACCTGGGCAAGCACGGAGCCGAAGTTTGAGACGTTATAGCCGGCCACGCTCACATGTCCAGAGACCCAAGACGCATTTCGTAGTTCGGCGCCGAACTCACCTTCTTGTCCATTGTTCTCCGTAGGGGGAGGCAGGGAGCGAAGGGCGGAGGCCCATCCTGATTTGACCGCGCCGACTGCTTGCTGGCGGCTTTGGATGTAGGTATCGAGCTCGGCCTTATCTTCGACTAGAAGCTTCGACGTTCCCGGGCGTTGGCCCTGCTTCATGCGACCGCCGAAGCGGCCTTTGACTTTATCATGAATTGAGCGGTAGTTCTGGGCGAAACTCTGCGTCCCGTATTCATTCCTGACTGGGTTAGCTCGATTGAACCAGTTCTTAGCCTTTGAAAAAGCGCGCTCAGGATTGGGGTCGCCTGCAATCTTGCGTACGATTGGCGAGATGCCAACAAGGGACGCAAGTTTCCCTCCTCCGATAATAGTCTGAAAGGTCGAAAAGTCGTTAGACTTAGCGGCAAAAGCGAGTTTGTTAGTCGCTAGGGCACCGGCATTTCGCGAGGTTCGGTCATTCAAGGCCGTAAAGATCTTGCGAATGTCTCCGGCTACGGCGTTCAGGCCGGCCGTCTTGGCTCCTGAGCTTAGGCCTCGGCCTCCTCCTCGGGGAAGCGGAGGCGTAAACTTGGCTGCATCCTGACAAGCAAGGGCAGCCTGCTCGAGGACGGCGTCGCGCATGGTTATTTTCATGCCCGCGGCAAACTGACCAATGGCCTCTATGAACTGACTGAGCGACTTTGGCTCAAGGGAGACCTTGACCATAAGACTTACTGGTTGTCGTCGATGACGATCAGGGTAACCCATGCCGCCCCGGGCTTATAGGTCTGGCTAGTAATGCGAACATCACGGCCGCCGGCGACAATCTTCTTCCCCTGGGCAAGGGAAGGAATGACTGAGCCTCCGCTGATGATGGCCGTAGATGCCCCAATTGACCCGTCTGGGAGGCTCCAGGAGGCCATTGCGGCTGGGAGCCTGACTAGGTACTGGGTCCGCTCACAATAGCCTCCAGTTTCGAGGACCGTGCTAATAGCGGGTTCGGTGATAAGGCAGGAGAAAGTAATGGCCCCAGAGTTGGCCGACCCGGCCACGCCGAAGTCCGCGATCATCTCTTTCGCATCGGGGAGGAACTCAGCATAGAGGCTCATATTCCTGCCGAGATTGGCAAACAGGCACAAAAAAAGGGCCCCTTGCGGAGCCCCTTGATTTTAACGTCAGGCCGCTTAGGCGGTGACGTAGCGGACTGCGCTGGTCGAGCGTCCCTTTGCGGCGCCCACCAAGATTTGCGCGATGCAGCGGATGTTGCCCGTTTCAGCCTGACCGACGAGAACCTGAATCGACAGGCCGGACTCGGCGGTGGCGACGCTGGAGGTGAAGCCAGCGATTTCAGCCATCGGCACACCAGTCGCGACCAGCAAGGAATCCGGGCCCATCGCCACGCCTGCGAGATTCTCGCCGTTGGCAGGGATCTGGTTCCACTGGTAGATGTCCATGCCGGCGACCTGGCCGACGTTGCCGGTGGTGACGACGGTGTTGGCGCTCGGGTTAAGAGAGCTGACGAGCGACGCGGAATTACGGAGGGCCTTCAGGTAGCCGTTGCCGACGAGGAAGGAGCGGGGCTGACCAGCCTTGGCGCCGTCGAGGAGGAACTGGGCGTTGACGACATCGTCATAACCGAAGTCACCGAGGGCAACGGTTTCTTCCGTGGCGAAGTTGGCAGCGGTAAAGACGGAACCGATTTCGGCCCAGGTCTTGTCGACGATGGCCTGAGCGGCAGTCTTCGCGTAAGCGTTGATCAGGTACTGCATGCCGAACTCCTGGATGTCCAGGGGGCTGAACTCGTCGACATACTTGAAGTGCTTCAGGGTGACCGAGGAGTTGGTCATCGTGGCGCCATCGACATCCGCGAGGGTGTTCGAGGCCTTGTTGAATTCCGAGGCCGTACCCGAACCCATGATGGGGACGAAGACGGTCTTGCCAGCGCGGCCGACGGAGGCCGAGAGGTTGACGGAGACGTTGTTGAGGATAGGCAGCTTGCCGGCGACAGTCTGGACGATGTAGTCAGAAAGGATTGCCGGGGCGGTAGGGAGGACGGTAGCCATAGTAGTGTGTTAGGGAGTGAGGGTTAGAAAGAAATGAGAGCGGACTTGTGCGCGTTGAAGAACGCGATGCGGGCCTGACCAGCAGGGAGAGCGAGGTAAGCGGCCTTGATGTCGGCGTTGCTCATCTTCGCAGGGCTGTCGCCCTTGGGAAGTTCGACCGGCTCAGTGCCGAAAGACGCCACGATCTTGGCGGCTTCCTTGGAGGCGGTCACCTTGGTGGCTTCGAGCTCGGTAGCCTTGGCCTTGAAGGTAGAAAGTTCGGCTTCGCAAACCTTGAGGGCTTCCGTGAGGGAAGCGATAGTTGCTTCCTTTACCGAGGCCTCGACGCGCAGGGCGTCAAGTTCGGAAGAAGCGCCGACGGTCATCTTCTCCACGGTGGAGCGGAGGTCGTCGCGTTCGGCAGTGAGGCCAGCCAGAGAGGCGGCGGCCGTGACGAGTTGCTCTTCGATAGTCATCTTAGACCTGCCGAGATTGGCAACCTTTGCTTCAGGAGCGATAGGGGTTTCGACGGGCATCTCTTCGACGGCGTCTTCCTCGACGATGTCAGGGATGTCCGCAGGGTCCATGACCTTCACGCCCAGGGCGGCCACGGCGTCTCGAGTGTCCTGACGATTGTCGATGAATAGGTCAACCGGGCGGCCGGCATCCAGTTCGGCCTTGATGACGCCAGCCTTAAAGGCAGGGGCCTCAGCGTTTGAGTCATTCATGATCAGGGCGTCATACTCGAAGCCGATAGCGTCGAGCTCTGCCGCGGTCTTATCGCGGTCGGTCTCGGGACGGTT